GAGAATGGTTCTTGGTTTCCTCCATAAGGCAATCAAGTCTCTCAATCAACTTCGCATGATCGAAGATTCTCTTGTTATCTACAGACTATCACGCGCACCAGAACGTAGAATTTTCTACATCGATGTAGGCAATCTACCTAAGGTAAAAGCAGAACAATATCTGCGTGATGTCATGTCACGTTACAGAAATAAACTTGTATATGACGCGCAAACAGGAGAGATGCGTGATGATAAAAAGCATATGTCGATGCTTGAAGACTTCTGGCTCCCTCGCCGCGAAGGTGGTAGAGGAACTGAGATTACTACACTCCCAGGCGGTCAGAACCTTGGCGAACTCAAGGATGTTGAGTATTTCAAAAAGAAACTTTACAACTCACTCAACCTACCACCTTCCCGCCTTACGGATGACAACAAAGGGTTTAATCTTGGTAAGACCACAGAGGTTCTCAGGGATGAACTCAAATTTACTAAGTTCATCGGTCGTCTCCGCAAGCGTTTTAGCGAACTATTCCACGATGTTCTCAAGACACAACTAATTCTCAAAGGTATCATCTCACCAGAAGATTGGGATGACATGAAGGAGCATATCCAATACGACTATCTATTTGATAATCATTTCAACGAACTGAAAGAAATTGAAATGATGAACCAGCGTATGCTGACTGTCACTCAAATGGATGCATTTGTTGGAAAATATTTCTCAGTTGAATATATCCGCCGCAATATCCTTGGTCAGAAAGATAAGCAATTTGAAGAAATTGACAAACAGATCAAGGGAGAGATTGCTTCTGGTCTTGCGATTGATCCAGCACAAACCAATATGATGGATACGATGCAACAGCAGAATACTGCATTCCAACCAGAATTGCAGGATATTCAAGCACAAGATTCTGCGGAAAGAGAAGCACAAGCTGCAGATGACAACATGGATCGTGAAATCAAAAAAGCAAAGGCGATGCCTAAACCTACGCCAAAGTCTAAATAAAATATACTGAATTATTATTATGTCAGAACAAAATATTGAACCAGGCGTTGTTGATATTGTCAACAAAATTAGCGACAACGATAGAGCATCTGCTATTGATGCTATTCAGGACTTGCTTTTTGCTAAAGCATCTGATGCTATGGCAACATATAAGCAGGTTGTAGCGCAAACATTCTTTGACGAACCCACAGAGACAGAGACCGATGAAACTGATAACGGAACAGATTGAAGACGTAAAGATCCTCACCGAGGAGAAAGACGGAAAGAAACTTCTTTATATTGAAGGAGTTTTTCTTCAATCAGAACTAAAGAACCGCAATGGTCGTATGTATCCTTTCGAAGTTCTCTCCCGCGAGGTAGAGAGATATACGGAAGAATATGTAAAACCAAAACGTGCTCTTGGTGAACTTGGTCACCCAGATGGTCCCACTATCAACCTCGATAGAGTATCTCACAGAATTGTAAGTCTTCACGCTGAAGGACATAACTTCATCGGTAAGGCACAAATCCTAGATACGCCGATGGGTAATATCGCTAAGTCTCTACTTGGCGAAGGTGTTCAGCTTGGTGTTTCTTCTCGTGGTATGGGAAGCATCGATAAGCGTGAAGATATCTCGATCGTCCGTGATGATTTCTTCCTTACTACAGCTGCTGATATTGTAGCAGATCCTTCCGCGCCTGATGCATTTGTAAATGGCATCATGGAAGGCAAAGAGTGGATCTGGGACAATGGAATTCTAAAAGAAGCAAAAGTTGATAAATACCGCAGATACATGGATGAGGCTACGCGCCAAAACATGGAAGAGAGAACCCTCAAAGTTTTTGAGGATTTTCTCAGAAAGTTATGATTTCATAAATAAACTTAGAATAATTATACGGAAATTACGAGGTAAACTCAAATGTCAGATATGCTAAACGAAAAGTTTGAAGAGTTTGTTACCGAGCAAAAGGTGATTCTGGAAGCTGGCGATCCTATGCCAACAGTTTCCGCGAATGTAATCCCTGGTGCTGGTAGTGACCCTTCTCAGGTTTCTGACGTTCAGACTGCAAAGGCTGGCGGCAAGGATCCTGCTCCTACCGTTCAACCTTCAGTTGCTCCTGGTCAGTCTTCACCAACTGATCTAGGAGGTTCAACCTCGGGTCCTCTTCACGATAATGATGAGGACGGAGAAGAGAATCCTGGCGCTAAGGCGGCAGCACCTATCTCGCAAATTTCTGGTGATCCCCAACTAGCAAACAAAAAGACTGCTGGCGATGCCGCTCCAACGGTTGGCGCTCAAGTAGCATATGGAACTGCTATGGGTGGAAAAGTCACATATCCAATTCATGCAGGTTTTGAAATTGATATGTCCGACGACGTTGCTGCTCTCCTTGAGGGCACCGAACTCTCTGAAGAGTTTGCTGAAAAGGCAAAGACAATCTTTGAAGCTGCTGTAAAAGCAAAACTTTCAGAAGAGTATGACAGACTTGTAGAGCACTTTGCTAACGAACTCGAAAAGCAAGTAGAATCTGCTAAGGCAGAACTTTCCGAGGAAGTAGATGGCACAGTGAACTACGCCATCGGTCAATGGATGGAGCAAAATCAAGTTGCTATTGACCGTGGAATCAGAAATGAGATTACCGAAGACTTCATCGCAGGTCTGAAGGGTCTCTTTGAAGAGCACTATATCTCAATCCCAGACGACAAGATCGAAGTGGTTGAAGGTATGGCAGATCAGATTCGTGAAATGGAAGAGCGTCTTGACGAACAGGTTAAGGCTAACGTGAAACTACAAAATCGTCTGAATGAGTCAGCTAAACTAAACATTCTGAACACAGTTTCGGAAGGACTCGCTGATACTCAGAAAGAAAAACTCGCAGCACTTGCTGAGGGTCTAGAGTTTGTCTCGGAAGAGTCATTCGCCGCGAAGGTAAAAACCATCAAGGAGTCTTACTTCAAAGAGTCAATTGCTGCCCCCGCATCGGTTGCAGATGAAACCCCAGTAGAGGGTGAGAATGCAGAGGTAACTCCAGCGATGGCAGCATATCTCTCAGCACTCAATCGCTGGTCTTGATAATAAACCCTATTTTTCCAACGGAGCAAACAAATGTTTAACGCAAAAGCTCTAACAGAAAAGTGGAACCCTGTTCTAGGTCATGAAGGCGCTGGTGCCATCAAGGACAACTATAGAAAGGCTGTTACCGCTGTTCTGCTAGAAAACACAGAGAAGCAACTACGTGAAGAGCGCGGTATGCTAAACGAAGCATCCAACACTGTTGGTGCTATTGGTGCTGCTGGTCTTTCAGGTTCAGCACTAGGAACCCAAACTGGTGGTCTCGCAGGTTTCGATCCTGTCATGATCTCCCTAATCCGTAGAGCAATGCCTAACCTCGTTGCTTATGATATCTGCGGTGTTCAACCAATGAGCGGTCCTACTGGACTAATCTTCGCAATGAAGTCTCACTATCAGGAGAATGGTTCGACCCTTCGTGGCGGTCCTGAGGCACTCTACAACGAGCCTGATAGCAACTTCTCTGCATCTTCTGCTGGTTCTGCTGTTTATAACCAGACCAACGCTGCAGGTGGCGATGACACCCATCCTCGTGGTACTGTCAATCCTTCTAATCCAGACGCAAACCCAGGTCTCCTCAACGATGGTGGCACCTATGAGCGTGGCGAAAGAGGTATTGCAAGAGAGAATGCCGAAACCCTAGGTTCAGGCGCAACTCTGTTCAACGAGATGTCATTCAGCATCGAGAAGACTGCTGTTACTGCACGTACCAGAGCACTCAAGGCAGAATACACTCTAGAACTAGCACAAGACCTCAAGGCAATCCACGGTCTTGATGCAGAGCAAGAGCTCGCTAACCTACTCTCAAGCGAGATCCTTGCTGAGATCAACCGCGAAGTCGTTCGTACTGTATATACCATTGCTAAGCCTGGTGCTCAGAACAACGTTGCTAACGCTGGTATCTTTGACCTCGACGTTGATTCAAACGGTCGTTGGTCGGTTGAGAAGTTCAAGGGACTCATGTTCCAGGTTGAGCGCGATGCTAACGCAATTGCTCAGCAGACCCGTAGAGGTAAGGGCAACTTCATCATCACTTCTGCTGATGTTGCTTCTGCTCTCGCTATGTCGGGAACCCTTGACTACTCCTCAGGTCTAGGCGGCGCTGGTGGTCCTTCCATCGGTGAAGTTGATGACACTGGTAACCTCCTAGTAGGCACCATGAACGGCAGAATCAAGGTTTATGTTGACCCTTATTCAGCAAACGTTTCGGCAAACCAGTTCTACGTTGTTGGTTATAAGGGCACTTCACCTTATGACGCAGGCGTATTCTACTGCCCATACGTTCCTCTCCAGATGCTACGTTCGATCGATCCTAACACCTTCCAGCCTAAGATTGGCTTCAAGACTCGTTACGGCATGGTTTCGAACCCATTCGTTGAGGCATCTGCAGGCGTTCCTGACGCTGAGCAACTCACCGCTAACGTCAACCAGTACTACAGAAGAGTACTTGTTAAGAACCTCATGTGATCCGTATTCACAAAACAACACAGGGACTCCTTCGGGGGTCCCTTTTTTTGTAAATAGTAGTTATAATATGTTTTGTAAAGAAATGCCAAGAGGTCGTATGAGTAAGGTTGACATCCTTGCGAGAGTTTATAAAATGAAGAACGAACTCTGCAATGGCACACATTATGCCAAAGGCAAAGAGTGGCATGACGGCGCACATGATGCGTTGAATAGAGTTCTTGATTTACTAAACGAGTATTCCACATGAATCAATCATCCCTCATCCTATTGCTGTGTTTATCTCCACTAGCGATAATTTTTATCGTTATGAAGATGGCACTCTGGGTGGGAGAGACTGCTTCTTTTGCCGCAAAAACCAAAGAGCTCGAAAGAATGCAACATGGTCCTTATATCGTTTGGGATGAAGAGGAGGAAGATGAATGGTCTTAGAT